GTTTGATCTCCAAATGAACCCTCACCCGCATTAGGAACACCACCACGAGGGAAAGTAACTGAACCAGTAGCAGTTGGGATAATCCGGAACACATCATACAGATGCGGAGAAAAGAAATTCCTCATAATCGGGTTATCAACATAACTGATAGGTGCGGTTCCGGTAATACCACCAAAGTTACCAAAGTTAGAAACACCCATAACACCTACGGCTTTTTGAGCCATAAACGGAGTTTCAGACTTGATCTTGTCGTAGTTATCGTGAATGATTTCATTCAGATTAGACAAGAGTTGTTTTTGACGATTACCACCAAAGGCTTCTGCTTCGATGGATGCTTTCAATTTGCCGTTAGAGGCAATCATTTCATCTACCTTTGCTTTAACTTCTGCGAGGGTTTCGCCCTTAGTTTTAGCATCCTCATTGAGTTGCTCTACTTGTGCTGCGTGTTTAGCATCGAGTACCGCAAACTCGCTTTTTAATTGTGATTCAACGGATTTCAATCCGTCTTTAATCACTTGCTCGAAATTTTCCATTCCGTAAAGATTTTTTGTAGTGATAAATAATCAGCTACAGCGTCTTTACTCTCTTTTTGCGGCTCAAGTGCTTTAACAGCGGCCTGAGTGCTACTCATGGTTTCAATTAACTGGCTTAGTTGTTTTATATGGATTAAACACAACTCAATTGTTTCGTCTGTCGCATCTGTAGACCTGACAAACTTTTCAAACTTGCTAACTCTGTCTAATAGGCTGTCTACATCGCCCTTCATTTCTACAAGCGGAGTGTATTCATTCGCTCCCCATGCAGTCAAAGAAGAACCCTCATATAGCCTTACCTCTGTGATATTGTTAGCACCTTCACCCTTTCTTTTGCCTTCAGGGGTAAGGTCTTTAAAGCCTATTGAATGTTCCCTAATTAGGTCGCTTTCTACCATCTTGATAAAATCCCTACCCAATGAATGAGTACCTACCTTAGACGTATAGAAAAGCCCGTAATCATCCTCTTTTAGTTCAAGTATCTTACCCAATGGCTTAGATGGATCATGGTTCATAAGGTGCTTAATTCGCCCCTTAGGGAACATTTCGCTTATGCTTTTGGTAAACGCCCCCGGAAGGATAACATCCCCGTCTGCATCTTTTATATTGAACGCGGAGAAATAACCGGAAACTATGCCTTCCTTTCGGTCAACATCCTTTACCTGTAGATCCAACGTTTTGTAACTGTATATCATCGTTTCATTATTATGCGTCCGTTACTATCTCTTTTCGCTTCAAAGGCTATTGTACATCTGCAATTCACCGTAAAAGCTGCTGGGGCTTCTGCATCCCCTGGTTGTTGTGCGTTAGCTATCTTTCCTGTTCTGCCTAACTGAAAAAAGACTTCATCCATTTCTCTTTGCTGGCCGTCTAAGTCCCAATGATCAAATTCATCGCCTCTTTCTTGTCTTCTGGTTCTGTTGTCCTTTGCTGCTATCCATTCTTTTTTAACATAGAAGTTGTGAGCATTTGCCCCCTTCATGTGTCCAATATTGGCCGCCCTCATTGTTTCCGATCTCGCTATTCTTTCCGCTATAAATCCTTGACCTATCTTACCAAACTCCCTCAACCTTGATACAATGTTAGTTGTTACAACATCAGACCCCAATCCTTGTTCCACTCCCTCTTGTATTGCATTGTTGATAATCGCTAATATCCTTTCCTTTTGTGAATTAGACACCGTACTAACCAACTGCAATCCGTTCATACTTAACCACTCATTGACATCTTGTGTCCATACTGCATTGAAGCCCATAGTTTGTTTCTCGCTCAATTGCTTCAATCTTTTGTACTGGAAATTCGCAAATACCAATACGGTTTCCCTGTATAACTTAGCGAACACCAATAACAACTCCTCGTTCCATAACTCACTTCTGTTTTCAATGAACTTTTCTACTTGATTCCTTAACGCTCGCTCAATCTTTGGTTTGTACTTAGCTTGCATTTTTAGCTGCATCCTCGTTACTTCCCGCCAATATGTTCGCCTTTCTGTAGGTTTCAATTAATTTCAATTTATAACTTTGCCTCGCCATGTTCCTAAACTCCCGTTCCATCCTGCAAGTTCTCTCCTTGTCCAGCTTTGGAAAACGCTCCATCACTATAACCCATATATCTTGCTCTGTCATGTTGCTCTAAAACTTGTCCTAACAATATTTCTCCGTAAATGACCACCTCCTGAGTTATGCCAACCTCCTCAACTACATAATGAGTGCAAAGATCATATTGCCTCATCTTCACTCTCATCGGGTAAGTCTATTGAGCTTTCACCTAATGGTATTAGGCCGCTATTAACATAACTTATATCGTACTCACCGCCTTTAGGCTCGTAGCCCATCGCTATTCTCTTTTCGTCAAACGTTAACCAATGAGCATTTACCAACCCACTAACTAACTGAGTAATGTCTTTCTGTAACTCCGGAAGTGCTTGAACGTCAAAATCAATGTACTCTGAATTATTCCCATTTCTTGCTACCAGCCACCTGTTCAGTTCATCTCTTAAAGAGGCTATTGCAGGGACAATCGTATTTGTAACCAGATCTCGTAAAGCGTTCTGATAATTGTTATCAGACATATAATCAGCCTCAAAAAGTATAACAGGCACACCAAACACTCTACAAAGCTTATGCAGGGTTATTTTTTGTGCTTCTATGAGCTGCATATCTACTGAGCTTAATCCAAAGTCAAGATATTTCCAAGGCGTCTGTAATACGCTTATATTGCCTTTATTCAGAGTTCCATTGACATACGTTGTCATGAAGTCCTTAATAGCCTGAGCTTGTTCTACGCTTACATTTGGAACCAGATTGCCAACTGGCTCAGGAGTTAATGCACCTTTCGCACCTCCATTTGCCATCATTGAATAAGCAGCCTTTTCAGCCTCATTGCCCATTTGCGACGTGCGATAAGCTGCCTGAAGTGGACTCATCCCCCGAACCCCTACATGATCATCAATCACCAAAGGATTAGTCATCTTCCATTGCAACACATCGTCTTTAGATAATCTTACCCCTGTTGCTATGTTCAGCTTCCACCCTAATACTCCAAAAATATCATTAGGGTCTAATACGTGGTCTATCAATTGAGATGGAAGGGCAAACATTTCTACTATCTTTGCTTTAGGGTTGTCCGAGTTTCCATCGTTTCCCCATATGAACCCCTCGCCCGTTAACCAGTAATATGTGTAAAGACTTTCAAAGAACTTATCCTGCCCCTGAGTAGGGTTAGGACGTGCTAATAACTCAGCCAACCCTCCACCCTCTACTATATCTTCTTCTAATGCTTTCTTTCTTTCAGCTAAATCGCCCGTATTCTTATAACGGGCAAATGCTACCTTAGATCCTTTTTCGTTTTTCCTTTTGTAAACATACCAGGGTATAGATGCTGCCTTTCTTGCTAAGAGTGAAACAATGGCGTATATATCAGCATTAGAGGCGTATGATTCCTCTAAACTCGTTTGCTTATTATATTGCCCCATTACAGTTTGACCCAATACCATTGGGAAACTTGAAAGGCTTTGTTTCGGGTCTAAACCCTTTTTTCTTAGGAAGTCAAATAACCCCATTTATAATACGCCCCATGTGAAAGACGGGGTCTTTAGTTTCGTGAAAATTGCGTATCTGATAGCATCCATAGCGTGATCATGCCCTGCACCCTTATCCGGTTCATCTAAAACTTTTTCATTCTTGTCTACCATCCACTTATATTTCTTTATCTCAGCTATGATATCTAAACTGTCTTTTTGTATGTATAGCGGCAAACTCTTCACCTTTCTTATCCCCTCTGTTACATCCTTATCCGCTGGTTTAACATTGAATCCCGCCCTGTACAATTCTTCTATCGTTTTAGGTTCAGCAGCATCACAAAAGATTTCTTCGTTTCTAATGGCTAAACCTTTCAACTCCTCTATCAGATCGTTAGTCGTTAACTTGGTCTTGTAAAGTGATTGCTTTACATATGCTGCCCCTTCGACAACACATAACCTTACAAGAGCCGTTTGAACATTGTACCCAAAGTCTAAGCCGTAAAATACCGCCCCCTCTGGTATGTTGTCCGTTAGCCTCCAATGGGTGTATATCTGCTCTTTACTCGTTCCCCGAAGTCCTAACCCGAATACCTGCCACATCGTTTCATCGGCTTCCCGATAGGCTTCTATTACGCTAACCTGTGGTTTACTCAGATAAGGGTTATCTAAGTAGGTACTGTGAATCTTTACCGCCTCTGTCCCATCCGCTAACCCGTAACACCAACAATCGAAGTCAGCAGGGTTTAGGTCTATAATCACCTTTCCGGTGGTTCTCATATCCAACTGGTCAAATAGTGCCTTAGTGATTAGATTAGCCTCATTTATAAAAAGAATGTGCCTACCTGGCCCTCTTGCTTTTCCTGCATCCTCTAAGCCAAAGAACTCTATGTACGATCCGTTATCAAAGTGGTAAACGTTATCAGTCTTATTATGCTCGTTCTCGTCGTACCATCTCCATGAATCCATGATGTCCAGAAAATCCCTCATTGCACCCTTTTTTAGATGGGGAAGCGAATGAGAAACTACTGTGATCTTAGTCATTGGATTGGCATGAGCATAGTAGATAAGACCCTGCATCGTTCCATATGTCTTACCTGACCTGGCACCACCTTCATTAACGATGTACCTTTTTTCGCTATGTAAAAGAGCTTCAACCGTCTTAGTGGCTGGAATCGTTAGCTTTACTTCCATCTGCCAGTATTAGGTTGATTGTGGGTTTGTCCTTGAATGAGTGAGTGTTATCTTGTTGTACTTTCTGTGTGTTCAGTTTGTCCCTTTCTTCGTCTGAACTGATTAGCTTGAACTCTGCTATCTGTAATGTGGCGTTATCGCTATTTCGCCAATTTCGCCTCATTTTCTTTTTCAGCTTGACCTTCATTGCGTTTAGCGCATCTTTTAGGTCTTCCGATTTTTCCATTTCCCACGCATAGAAAGTGCTTGTGGCTATGGGCAAAAACAATAACACCTCCTCAATAGTTACGCATTCTTCGTTATCTATTGCTGAAAGTGCCTTTTGTAAAATTTCATCCTTATTGTATGCCACAAATGAAAAAACCGCATGGATTTACCATACGGCCTCAAATTTACCTAAAGATTACTAAATCTTACTAAATATTTACTAACATATTGTGCAAATGCTAAAGGTATTAGTTATTTCTTCTTTACTCTTACAATTTTAAAAGACGTACCAGCCATATCTATTATCTCTATGTGGTAATAAAGGCCATAGATATCCCTAATCATCAGTGCGTGGTATGCCGCGACATTAAACACACATGTTACAGATTCTGTATTATTTTCAAATTCTAAAAGTCTTGACACTATCCATGATGCGTTTGGGTCGTGTCCTAGCGTGTAATACTCTATCATTTAGTTATTTTTATTCATTTTAACCTTTTCTATTGCATAAATGCAGAATTGTTTCTAACTTTGCAATATCTCGATGACCACGTGTCAAAGGAGTTACGAAGTCGTTAGGTGTTCCCTGGCGATTTCTGCGTTTTAAGCCACGTCGCATACTCCTTTTGCTTTTTTCTCTTCTCATGTGCTATGGGGTATAATCTGAACCTTTAGCCTTGTTTTATATGCTATCGGGTATATCTATGGGGTTAGGGGCGGTGTACTCAATCACTCCACTATGATTCCAGGTGTTATCATTTATGATCGCTTCTACCTTGGTTGCACCATTCGTTATGAGGTAAGCCTCCATCTTTCTGATTATTTCCGGTGTGCTGCTTGAATAACCCTCGGTTCTAAATTCAATGTGATGCCTATTATTTGGCAGGCGCAAAAATAACGTTTTCCAGTTTTTGCCTTTGTCTGTTGATGTTTCTATTTTCATGTTATTTGTTTTAAAAGTTGCCCGTCTTTCCGAGCTGTCAGGCCAGTTACGTTTTAACAGTCGTCTCTGTGCCGAATAAAAAGCCACCGCGTATTTCCCACGCCACCTGCCGCTTCCGTGGCAAAAAACAATTCGTTAGAACTGTACGGGGTATTTCTGTGGCCTGATGATTTTTACAGATCAATATTTAATTCCTCACCAGTCAGGGCGTAATAAAGGTTCTGGAGTTGGTGGACGTATCGTATTGCTTTCCCATATGGGTAATGCCACAGTCTAAAGTGATTTTGATTATAAAATTTACATAGCCTAAAATCACTATCTTTTTTATAAATTCTTGAAGGTGTATTATTGGGGTTATTATAAAACACAAACCCCGCCTTTTCAAGTATCTCAGGGGTGAGGGGGATGGATTTTAGGTTGTTCATGTCGTGGCTGATTATTGGATTATGCTGATACTTCGCAGTACCACCTATGCTATTCCATAGTCCGATAGTCTCTCCTAAATAAGCTACCTTTTGTGGGCCGTCATCTCCTGTTACCCAATTCCCTACCCTTAGTTCATTTGCTTTCATAATTTGCTTTTTTTACCCAAACTTCCAAATCAAGCGCATGGCAGATAACCATAAATTGACTTACTCGGATTTATTACGAATCTGGTGTGCTTTTTTGGCATGGTTCAATGTGTAGGTTGTAATCA